ATCTAATATATAATTCAACTTTAAGTTAGGATTCTCTGTATAACATACTTTAGCTGTATCTAATAACCTTTCTAATACTGCTCTTTTAACATGATTATGTAATTCAAATACAGGTTCTAATATATGAGAACTTTGAACCATAGTTTGTTTAGTATTAGTAACAGCAGCATTAGGTCCAATTTGACCTTCAGCTTCAGGTGGAATACCAATAGATATACCTGCTCTTCTTTCAATATATTCAGCTAAGTTAATATACTTCTGAATATCAGAAGCTAATGACATATCTATTTCTTTAACAGCATTAGGTATAGAATAATCACCTTTATTACCTTCTTCATTAGGATTTAAAAATCCTATCTTAGAAGACTCAGCAAAGTATAACCATTTCTCTACATCTATACCTGCACTCTCAGGTATCATTCCAATGTTCATCATAAGTATTTTACCTTTATCTGATGCCATTAGTAATTCTATCCTATACATTATAATGTCATAATAATATTGATATGCTTTTACTCTATCTACAAATGATGTAGGTAAAGAGTTAGTAGTATCCATTACTGCACCAATATAAGGAAGTTTACAATTATAAAGATTATTAATGTCTTTAAACTGTCCAGGTACAGGTCTTAAATAAACATAAATATCTACACCTATCTTGTATCCTTCATATACTTCAGGTATCCATTCCCACTTACAAGATATATCTCCTTGTTCTTTATTAAGTGTATAACCTTCATCTACTAATGTTTCTTGTATTTCACCATTAGCATCCATATAAGATAAAAACCCAATCTTTCTTAATGCTTTCCAAGTAGCATGTACTACCCTTACAGTCCATCCTTCATCTTCTTTATTTACATTAAAAGTAAAGTTAGCATCTACAACATGATTCATATTCTGAGTATAGTAAGAATAAATCTTATCTATCTCAGCAGTAGATAACTCATCACCAAAATATTGTACTACTCTTGATGGTGACATCCTATATACACATACTGCCCATTCTCCTTCTTCAATAAATTCTAAATCAGGTGACTTATCATAATCAAAGTAAAGAGGATTAATAACTGACATTGCAGGTTCATTATTTAATACTCCTACCCAATATGCTTCTTTAGCACTAATGCACAAGTGTTTAAATCCTTGATTAAACTTAGTAGGTATATCTTCTTTATTTATCAAATATTCTAATAGCTGATGTGCTAAAGCTTCTGCTGGGTCTTGGTGATCCCTTAACATATATTTCTTTACTTCTTCAGGAGTTTGTGCTTTTAACTCTTCTTCTATTTTTTGTTGTATTTGTTGCTGTTGTTCAGGAGTGAGTTCTTGACCTTGAGCTTCTTCCATTGCCCTCTTTTCAATATCCATTCTTATAGGTTTCATTATTTCTGAAACCACAAAATCTTTCATTCTACTAAACTCTTCTTGTTCTCTTCTTGTAGTTGCTTCTTCATTAACAGCAAATACTTTCCAAGAAAAAGGTCTTTTCATTTCCATACCTAAAAGCATCTTTATTTTAGGAGATATAATATCTCTATTAACAAAGTTAGCAGGTAGTTCTCCTGCTTGTGCCCCAAATGGTTTAGTTACATATTCAAAATCACGAATGTTAATAATATTATTAAACAAGTCATAATTTACTTTCATCCTTTTATACTCTGATACACCATTAGTATCAAAAGTATCTAATCCATATCCATTAAAACCTACTTGTGAAAATGACCTTTTATCTAAAAAGTCTAAGTTATTTTTATACCAATGTTTATTGTCAGCATTTTTTTGTGCTCTTGTTACCCTATGTTTAGGCATTGCAACACTAAAATTACCATCAGAATTAGTTATCATAGTTAATATAGTTAATCTTTTTTAAACCAATTTTTATAAGATTCTAATAATGCAATAGCAGATTTATTCTTATTAGAGTTTTCAGTAAATACTTTTTCACCTTCTTCCTCTAACTGAAACATAATCATCATAAATGCCATTACTCGGTCAAAGTTTCCTTTCTTATTAAATAATATCAATTCTTCTAACAATCCTGGGTCTGATATCAAGTCCAAATTTAATACTTTATTTCCAAATTCATCTACATCTCTTTCTTTTAATAACCATTGCTTTATATATTTAGAACCTGCATCCTTTAACTCACTATTCATGTGAATACCATATATCCTTGCTACTTTAGAATTTTTAATAGTCTTAGATATAACAGCATCAGGTTGTGCAGCTAATAGATGTAACTTTCTATTCTTTTCAAAATATGACTTAACATCTCTAATCATATTCTCATGCATTATTTCTGCATTATAAAGTTCTGCTAACAACTCTACTATCCTATGAGTATCATCAGCAGTTTTCATTCTACCTACATAAGAAGCTACTATCATATCTCTACTATAAGAAAAAGTAGTAACACCTTTATAAACATATACAGCACCTAATGATGCACCTGCACTTTGGTCTTGTTGATAAGGGTCATATCCTATCTTATATAATCCTTTAGGTGCATTAGATACAGGATATTCATATATTACAGGACAACCACTTAAACTTAATGTCTTAGGTTTATAATGCCATACTGGTTCTAATTCATTTCTTAAATCAGGTGTAGCTTTAACCTTACCTTCTTCTTTACTCAAATATACAGGTTGACCTTTCTTATCATACACCTTTTCTCTTTCTATAATATTTAATCTATTTCTAAGTTCAGTAATTGGGAAGTCATTAGTAGATACAGTAAGAAAAGCTTCACTAGGTTTTAAAGGATATTCTTGTACTCTTTTTTGAATAACTCCTGTACCATTAGATGAGTTCTTTAATATCTTTTCTCTTTCTTCTATTTCATAATTTATAGCTTCTTGCCTTAATGAATTACCTTGTTTATCATAAAAACCATCCATGTTCCAAAATACAGGATGGAAAAATCCACACTTTGTATTCTCTGCATTATCATCCCATACATTAATAAATGGCATTAAGTTATAAGTTGCTGGGTCATAAAACATATCAGCAAAATCTACTGTACCACCTTCCATATCACCACCTGTACCAAATATAAGTATCTGTCCTGTTATAAACTTACCTGCTTTCAATGTAGGTTCAGTAGCCATATATGAATCCTTGAGGTTAGGAAACTTACCTGCTTCTTCTAACAGTACATACTTAGCATCTTTACCCCTAGCAGCATCTGGATTATCTTTAAAAGTTACTGCTATAACTTGTGACTGATAACCTTTCTCAATAGCTACACCATTTAACACTTCTTTATATGATGCCTTTCTATGTTCTTGTTTATCAATATAATCTCTATTCTTTCTCCACCCAGTATGCTCATTCAAAAAGTTAAGATAGTCTGTAACCATACCCATAGTTCCTTCAGGGTATAAGTACTTCTTTTCAAAAGCACCAATAATAGAAAGAGAGTTTCTAACACTATTATATATATTAGCTACTTTAGCAGCATTCTTAAATGAGTAACCTTTACGTCTTGATTTACCTACTATAATATGTCTACCACCATCTAAGAACTCATCTTCTACTTTTACTTCTAATTGAAGACTATTAAGTGTTTCTCTAGTTAATCCATTATAAGCTATTTCAGTTGCCCAATAGTAATTATAATCACCATCCCAAAAGTCAGGAAATCCTGCTAACTTCTTTGCCTTTCTACCTGATGCTCCTTTCTCTACCCTCATGATAGGACAGAAGTTCATATAAAAGTAATGGTCACCTGTTATCTTAACTCCTCCTACTTCATATCCTTCAACTGTTCTTTTAAACTGCTCTTCCCAATATCCTTGCCAAGAAGGAGAACCCCAAGGGTCAGGACAATAATATCCATACTTTTCAAAGTGTCTAGCTTCTTCTCTAAACACTTCTGTATTAACCCAAATACCATCTTTGTTTCTTATAGACTGGAGTTTACTCATTATTGTCCAGGAGCAGTAGTTACATATTTTAACCTATAAATAGTATGTGCTATAAGTTGAAGAATTTCATCTAATTGATTTTGAATCCATCCTTCTTCATACATATTTCTTTCTTTAGTAACTTGTGTATAAAGATTCTCCATATAAGACAAAGGATTAGATATAGCACTAGCAGAAAAAGAAAGTGTAAGTTGACCATGTATCCCCATTACTGTTTCAGCAAAAGTATCTAATCTTTCATCTAATCCAGTATAAAAAATAGATAAAGCTTCATGAGGAGCTAATGCTCTACTTCTTTGTTCAATATGAGTAATATGAGCATCTTCTTTAGCTTTAAACAACATAGAAATAAATCCACTACAATCTTTAGACATAGTCATACCCATATCCATACCCATAGGTTTAGATTTCATAGCTCTCATAGATTTCATATCATCACTATCAAATGCTTCTATCAATCTGTTTTTCATAATGTTATATTTATAAATTTTAATAATTATCTTTCAAATGGGTTAATTTCTTTACCTGCCTTTGTTTTAGAACTTTCATAAACTTCTTGTTCCACTCTTTCCTGTAAATCACTCATGGACTTAAGAACTTCATTAGCTGACTTAAGTGCAGGGATAACTTCACTAATTTTATATACAGGTAAACCTTTATCTGTTCTTTCATTAAAATCTATATTTTGAAAAAAGTTAATAGTTTGTTCTACACCACTTTTAACTGCATTAAAATATCTCATAGATGGTGAAGCTTCTTCTAACCATTTGGAATAAGTACTAACTCCTTCCTTTACTAACTCATCAGGTTTCCACTCTTCTATGTTCTCTTTCCATAAACCTTCAATAATTTTCTTACCTCTAAGTTCATTAGAATAACCTGAATATGGATTAGATTTCTTTGGGGATACAATATAATAAATATAAGCTAATTCATTAATAGCTCTTGACTTATGTTTAGTTGTATCTCTATCCCATATTTCATTAAATGGAAATATGAGAAGTATATCCTTTACTGGTCTAACTACTGAACCATTGATTTCAAATATTTCTACCGACATAAAACTACATATTCTTTTTTAATCCTTTTTCTTTATATATACTTTCTTACTAATTACCTTTCTAAAATAAATCCTCTTAGCATAAGAATATCTTCAGAATTATCCTTATACTTAACAGTAGCAGTTTTACTAACTTCTACTTTTTTAGTTTCAGTATTCTTAAGATGATTAGGAAAGTCACCAGCAGTATATTCAAGTGTAACCTTATTACTACCTTTCTTATAATCTATCAGAGTACAACCACAGGCTGCTTTAATTTCAATAATCTCTATATCACCTAAATAATTAAAATCTACTTTAACAACAGACTTAGGTTTGATATTACCAAAATCATAAACTTTTTTATCCCACATAATTGTTACTTTATTTTAGTTCATTATAAAATTTAAACCATTCCCAATCAAATCTACTTTTCATTTTAGGATAACATGGTTTGTGACAAGACTTATTTGCAAAAGTAAGTGCAGGAATATCACAACCACATATCTTACATTGCCCACTATTGTAACACTCTTTATCCATTTGTGTTAACCTCCATTCAAACTGTTCTTTAATATGTTTTCTCATTAGGAGCTTTACCCACTTATACTTAGAATAGTATATCTTTTCTCTTGTATGTCCTTGTACATAATACCATACATCACTTAGGGGTATTTCCCTTTTCAGTATTTTCTTTAAATAATACCTTATTCTTTTCAACATACTCATTTAAAATTTTAATTCTATTAAAGTGAAACTCATTTGCTTTATTCTGCTCAACTATCTTAGCTAATTTCTTCAACTCATATTTAACAGGAGTAGAAAATACCTGAAAACTTCCAAATCCTTTTATCCTAATGTCAGGTATTTCCTCACTATTCATTCTACTCCTAAAATACTTAAATGCTGTAAATATTATATCAAAAAACTGGTCTTCAGTAATATCATACTGATGTTTAACTTTATCATAGTACCTCTTAATCAATGGATTCCTTGACATGTTCCTCATTTATAAGTTGAAAAAAGTATTCTTGCTTATCATCATTAGGAATAAGAAAAGGTAATATTTCATTAGTAGGAGAAATAAATCCTTTCTCTTTCAAAGACTTGAGGTAATTACCTAGTCCACCATCAGATAAATTCAATTCCTTCATTACTAACTTCCTAGCAGTAGTACCAAATCTATCTTTAGCTATATCTCCTTTCAAGGACATAAACAAAGCAAGTATCTCTATTTCTTTTGGGGTAAGCTTAGTGGGTATAATAGCATTAACAATTGACAAATGAATATTATAAAACCTCTTACTATCTAATACTAACCTTTTACTTAATGCTTTCATCTTTCTATCTTTTTAAATTATAAACAAAAGTAAGAAAAATTATTTAAGATTAAAATTAAATTTTTTAAAAAAATAATATTGATAAAAAGTGAATGTGTGAGTCCTATTAGAAACTAGCCACCCCCAAACTAATGTCTAAACAGTATCCCCCCTACAAATCTTAAGCTTTAAAAACTTGGCTCTAACTATCTTTAGCTGTATTTTTTGTTCTTCCTCTTTAACTTCATCTCATCCTTGACATTATTTTTTAAGCTCTTTAAAACATACAAATCATGAGCAACAAGACTAAAGCCTACTTCATGGAAGTAGCAGATTTCAAAGCTTTTATCGGTGTATCTAAACTTGACATTTATACCGATAAAGAAGACCCCAGCAAAAAATCCATTAAAGCTGGCAGTGTTTGGATTAACATCCAAAAAGACATTGATATGAAGGGTAGATTGGTATTTATTACCGATGATTTACTCCCAGATGGTAAACCAAACTGGCTTAAAGCTAGGCTGATTAATTGTGCTGAAGGCACACGCAAGATGGAGTTTACTGAAAGCTTCTAATAGGTATAAACACAAGGGAGAAATCCCTTGTGTTTTTTTATTTTGTTTTTTGTTCTTCTGTCTTAACTACATCTTAGTTTTGACATTATTTTAAACAATATAATAAATAACATTATGAATTCTTTAACAAAAGCTTTAGTAATAGCATTACTCATAATGCTAACAGTAATTTTATGCATTTGCTATATGGAAATAGCTAACATATTAGGTTTTTATGACCTAATAGCATTGGGTTTCATTAGTACATTGTCAATAGTTGGCTGCATTGCAGCAACTGTTAGTATATCTATGATAGATACAGAGAATTAATCTCTGTATCTATCTTTTTATTTTTTGTTCTTCATTTTTAACTTTAACTTATTCTTGACATTATTACTAACACTTAAATACATATAACTATGTACGGTAAAGCTTATCACATTTTAGCATCATTAGTTGACAGAAGTGTCAACTATAGCACATCAGAAGATAGTAGATTTAATGCCCACAGGGCAGCATATCTGTTCAAATACTTTATTGATGAAATTGTCAATAAAACAATAGTATTTGACAACTACAAGTGGAAAGAGTTTTCAGAAAACCCAGCAGCACAAAATACAGGAGCTGTTGAGTTTATAAAGCAAGAAATCATTGCTATGAAAGTAGCAGCAATTACTAGTAAGTTCTAAAGTGAAGGGAGAAATCCCTTCACTTTTTTATCTTTTATTTTGTTCTTCATTTTTAACTCTTGCTTAGTTTTGACAGTATTTTATTTATACTTATTGGTTGCAAACAATAGTATAAATACCTTTAGAGTAAAGACTTAAGGTTTGAAAGTATGTTCCTATATGGGGCCACTATGAGTAGACTTATTTCTGATAATCTTAGAAAAGCAAATAAAAGGTTTGGGATTGCTATACTGTTATTTTTTAGAGGGGTCCTAATCCTTAATCGGCCCTGGACCCCTCATTTCAGTAGTTAGTAACAACATACTAATTAAGATATAATCAGCTTGTGAAAGCTGATGCAGTACAACAAGAAGTAACTAAACAATGGTGCACAATTGTTTAGAAGAAAATTGCTACTGTGAGTGATGTCAGTTGGAAGACTATATTCTCTATTTCTATCTTAGTGAAACAATGTATGCTCTGTTATTAACTTTTAGAGAATAGAGGATAAAACCTCTATTCTCTTTTTATTTTTTATTTTGTTCTTCTTTTTTAACTTTCTCTTAGTTTTGACATTATTTTTAATTATTTACAAATCACACACATCATGGAAAAGAAAAATGTTCAATTTATGACAGTAGCCAATTTCAAAACATTAATTAACGCTACATCTATTGAAATCCTGGAAGACAAAGAGTCTGGAAATAAATCATTTACCCATCAGGGTGCATGGTTTAAAGTACAGAAAACTCTTGATGTTACAAAGCCAATGGCATTTATTGCAGAAGTAGATGCAGATGGTGTAACTAATTGGTTAAGTGCAACATTATGCAACATCGATGACAGCAAGTCAAAAAAGCAAACCTTTGCTTCTATCTAAATCTTATAGTATTACCTTTTATACAACATAAAGGGTAATACTATTTTTTAAATAAACACACAAAACATGGAAACTCTACTCATTATTACAACATTTATAGTTATGATTTACCTCTTAACTAATATAAACTTATTTCCAACACAAAAATAATTTCCAAATATGTACACACCATTAGAATTAGGACTTGATTATTTTGACTTAATGGAACAATATTACCTACCAGAAGACTATCTTCCTGAAGATGATGAATACGAACATAATTACATAAATGACGATGATTATGAGTTACCATTTTAGGTAACTCATATTTCTTATTAACAGAAATACATAAACCTGTTCCTAAACAAACAAGTTTAGGAAATATTGAATCACGTTTTATGGAGAATATGATTCAAGATATTGAAGATGAAATGAATTATTTTTAACTTTTAAATTTAAAACATGAACAACACAGAAATAACAATCATGGGTAGAGCAGTAATACCCAAAGAATTAAAAGAAACTCTTACTGCAGAAAACAACAATCATAGTAGAGTTTATTCTACTATGCATCCTGTTCAAAGTCCATACTTTGCTAAATGGCAAGAAGTATGTGATTGGTTTAATGAACAGCCTTACTTTGTTAAGGCTAAATTTATTGATACAAATTCTATGTGCATTTATGTGCATGGGATTGATTTGATTGGTAGAGAAAAATTTATCAATGGTAGTGTATATTACACTACTATTGAAGGCGAAGTAATAGCTACAGATGAAGCTTTCATTTGGGACTTTACTTTAAATAAGTTTATTTAAAGGAGATGTGTAATACATCTCCTTATTTTTTAACATTTAAATCAAGATAACTATGAAAAATCTTATTTTAGCATTTATGTCAATCATTATTTTTACATCTTGTAAATCTCAAGATGTAAACACAGACTTACTTATTTCAAAATCTTGCTTAGCTGAACTATGCTCATCTAATGATGAGATAGAATGCTTCTCTTATTATTTCGATATTAAACCTGAAATTATAAGAGAAAATCTCAATGCATATAGAGTAGTATATGCATCTGAGCTGAGGGATAAAGGATGGAATCCACAATCTCCTTTTGATTTAATCAACTTTAGAGTACCATTTGATAAAGATGGTTATATTGTAAGTTGGGAAATTTTTAAAAGATTACACAGTATTGATAATAATACAAAAGAGAAAACTTTATTTCACTATGAGATAAAGGATTAATAACTAAACAAACAAAAACTATGATTAAAGCACAGAGTTATAACATGGATGGTATTGTAGCAGCAAATTATAAGTTTGCTACATTAGCTGATGCTATTACATTTGGAGAAAAAAAACTCCAAATTACAGAATGGACAGAAGATAAAAAAGAATTACAAGGTTATTACAATAACTTAGGAATTCAAGAATATTTTGTCATATTCAAATAAAAAAGAGAGAAATCTCTTTTTTATTTTTTTTGTTCTTCTTTTTTAACTCTTTCTCATTTTTGACATTATTTTTCATTTTAACAACATAACAACATGAAAACTTGGAATTATAAACCAATCAACACCTTAGACCACTCACATCTCCAAAACATTATCAAAATGCTTTGGAGAGAAAACACATGGCTGAGTGAACAAATGTCTAATTTAGGTATGGAAGTAAATTTACAAGATAAATCATCTTGTATTGGCTATCTATATATAGCTTTAGACAAATTCACTAAAAAACGAAGTAATATATCTCTCAATGGAGATATGGCAGAAGAATTTAATAATCATCAACATGATGCCCATAATGGATATTATGATGATTATAGATACAATTTTTAAATTATACATTTTGCATTGAGTTGTAATGACGAACACGTAGAAAATCTGTTGTGTAAAAACTCGGCTTCTATATATCATTGCAACTCTTGCAAAATACCTTTAAAAAGAAAAGAAAAAAGTTCGACAAAAAAGAAAAGAAAAATACTTTTATATTTTCTTTATTAAATAAATTATATTACATTATAAATATAGTATTACGTTTTATTTCACTTTACAACTTTTCACCATGAATTTAGAACTAATCCTTCCATTATCATTACTTATTTTTATATTATTATTCATAATAGCAGGTTCACTTTACGTGATGATTTATGATTCAATTTATAAAAAAGATAATGATTACCATGAAGACACAAAATAATAGTTTGTATGTTTTGTTAATAATGTCAGTTAGGTTGAGTAGAAATACTCAACCTTTTTCATTCAAACAATCAACTCTATATATTTACTGATTATCAATTATTTTATTTATTAACTATTTTATCAATTTTTTAAAACATTATTTATTATGAGCAACGCACAAAATGTAACAGTAAAAAGAAGCAAAATTTCTTTCTCAAGACTTTATAAGGCTTCTTATCAAAAAGCAGGAAGTAAGACATTAGAAGTAAAACAACTTATTACTACTACTTCTTACTATGCTTCTAAAAAATATAATTCATCTCTTCAAGATGGATTATTTACAGAATCTGATTTCGGTGCAGAAACCAATGAATACACTCAAGAAGAAACAAGAGTGGCTTGGATTCTTGTACCGGAAAACAAAACAGAAACTGAAATTAAGCTAATGCTTAACAATTTACCTAATGCTTGTATTTACAAAGTATTGTCTAATGAGCCAATACTTGATGAAAATCAAAAGCAGAGTATATCTTCAGGTCTAAAGACTAAAGCTGATTTTGCTAATAGCCAAGTAGTGAGATATGGTGACTCTCATGAAAATGCAGGTCAACTAATTCTTGATGCTGATGACAATGTCCAATATCGTAGAACTTTCTTCTCTAAGGAAGTAAAAGCAGATGAGGATTATAGAGGCAATGGAAATGTTTACATGAGCAGAGAAATTGAAATGGAAGTTCAAGGAGCAAGTGTGTTCTTTGACCAAGGGATGTAAAAAGTGAATAAATTGAGAAAATCTTAGAATAAAATTCCTATGGAATAATATTTTAGGGTTTTCTCTTTTTTTTCTATAGCCATTTCTTTATTATTGCTTTTTTAGATAACCTTATAAATAATCTTATGACAGACTTTGTGTATGACATTGAGATATTTCCTAACTTTTTTCTATTATGTGCACTAAATGTACATACTAATGAAAAAGTATCATTTGAAATATCTCCAAGAAAAGATGAAAGAATACAATTGATAGAATTTCTAAAATCTGATATAAGATTATTTGGATTTAATTGTATTAACTATGATGGTAAAGTACTACAAAAATTACTAAACCTAACTCATCTAAAAGGTAAAGTTTTAATTCCTACATTAAAACAACACTCTGATAAACTCATTACAGATGAAAGATACAATATGTTTCAAAAAAGATTTACATTATGTCCTAATGTAGATTTAATGCTAATGCATCATTTTGATAATGATGCAAGAAGAGCATCATTAAAACAATTAGAATTTGCATTTCAAATGACTAACATACAAGAGTTACCATTTGAACATACTACCATTCTTACAGAATCTCAAATGCAATTAGTATCAGAATATTGTTGGAATGATATTGAAGCAACTTTTAGACTATATAACTACTCTAAAGAAGCTATACAACTTCGTGAATCTCTTTCTAATGAATATAATATAGATATGATGTCTTGGAACTCTCCTAAAATTGGTGAGAAGAGTTTTGCATTTAAATTAGCTAAAGAAATAGGTTCTCATAAACTTACTCAAAAAACTTACAGAGATACTATTAACCTATCTGAAATTATATTTCCTTATGTACAATTTGAAACTGAAGGATTTCAAAAACTCCTTACATATTTTAAATCCAAAATCATTAAAGGAACTTATAAAGTATTCTCAGAAATACCATTTGAAGAACTCTCTGTAATTGAAAATCATTATAATCTTCATAAAACTAAAGGAGTTCAAAAGAATCTGAATATACTCTATAAAGATATAGAATTTGTATTTGGTACTGGTGGACTTCATGCATGTACTGAACCTGGTATTTATGAATCTGATGAAGACTATATCATTATAGATATTGATGTATCTTCATATTATCCTAATTTAGCAATAAAAAATAGATTATATCCTGAGCATTTAGGTGAAGAATTTTGTGATGTATATGAATATAGATATAATGAAAGAGGTCAATATCCTAAAGGTAGTGTATGGAATGG